GACATATTCTACAAAGTGTTAGATAATGAACTCGGATTATTATGTCTACAGAACAAGAAAGAATAGAACAGATAATATCCACTCTCAAGAAGCGCCAAGAAGAAAATAGACTTAACTATTACAAGCCCTACAGATTTCAAATAAACTTCCATGAAACAGGAGTTGAAGCTAACCAACGATTACTGATGGCAGCAAACAGGGTAGGTAAATCATTTGTGGGCGCTATGGAAATGGCAATACATTTGACAGGACTATATCCTGAGTGGTGGGTAGGAAGAAGATACAAAGAGCCAATTAGGGCATGGGTATGTGGTGCGTCTAATGAAACGACACGTGATATCTGCCAAAGAGAATTGTTCGGGCAACCCGACAACCCAAGAGATAAAGGAAAGGGAAGTATCCCTAAACATCTCATTGGTGAAACCACGAGGAAACCTGGAGTGCCAAATGCACATTCGTCAGTCCTTGTTAAACATAGTTCAGGTGGGTGGTCGAGAGTTGCCTTTAAAGCATACGAGATGGGTGCTGAAAAATTTATGGGGGAAAGTATTGACCTTGTATGGCTAGATGAAGAACCACCACAAGACATATACTCACAGTGTGTTACACGTACCTTAGACAGGCAGGGAATGGTCTATATGACCTTTACTCCTGAGTCAGGGGTGACTGAGGTAGTACAAAGTTTTACAAGCGATTTAAAGCCAGGACAGGCATTGGTTACAGCAGGTTGGGAAGATGCTGACCACTTGACTGATAAAATGAAAGAACAGATTTTACAAGCACTCCCACCCCATGAAAGGGAGATGCGTAGTAAAGGAATACCAACGATAGGTAGTGGACTGGTATTCCCCATATTAGAAGACAATTTGACCTGTGAACCCTTTACCATTCCGTCTCACTACCCCCGTATCGCAGGTCTTGATTTTGGTTATGACCACCCTACAGCTGTTGTATGGGTAGCATGGGATAGAGATGAAGACATAGTTTACATCTACGATGTATACCGTATGTCCAAACAAACTCCTGATTATCATGCAACACATATCAATGAACGTGAGGGAAGTCATTACATACCGATAGCATTTCCTCATGATGGATACCAACATGATAAGGGAAGTGGTGTTACATTAGCTGAACATTACAGACAAGCTAATGTTAATATGCTACCGTTTCACTTTGAGAACCCACCTGCATTAGGTGAGAAGAAAGGTGGTAATAGTGTAGAAGCAGGGATAATGGATATGTTATCTCGCATGGAACAAGGAAGATTTAAAGTCTTCAACACTTGTTATGAGTGGTTTGAAGAATACAGATTGTATCATCGTAAGGATGGTAAGATAGTAAAACTAAAGGACGACTTAATGTCTGCTACTCGTTATGCAGTTATGAGTCTAAGACATTCAACAACAGAGACTTCTAAGTGGAATAGCAAAGGAAGACTCGGACCAAAGGTCGCAATAATATAGGAGACAACAATGTCAGAGTGGTTAAAAAACTTAATGACTAATCCAAAAGGTGCTGCTAAAAAACAAAGAGCAGAACTTAAAAACGTAGCAGGTGCAGGTGCATATAAAAAATTAATGGATGCTGCAAACAAATCTGCTAAAACAAAAGCAGTTAAAGCATTGAAAGCAACAGGTGGTAGTCAAGCTAAAAAAACTAATCAACCTAAATCTAAAACAAAAGCAATGCAAGAGTATTTAAACAAAATGAAAAAGACTCACAAGAAGCACGGCATTAAGACTTCAAGGAAAAAAGGATATTCCATCTAATAGATTAGGAGATAATAATGGCATTACCATTAGTCGGACTAGCAGCAAAATTAGCAGCTAGAAAAGCAGCTAAAAAAGCAGTAGAAAAAGGAATCAAAAGAAAAGCTACTGCACAAAAAGCAGCTAAAAAAGCTATAGAAAGAAAAAGAGAAAAAATACATCCAACTGATTATGATTGGGAGATGAAAAGAAATGTAAACATTATGAAAGAACATGGGGTAAGGGCTAAATATACGCAACAAAAAAACAAAAAACCTGTTCTTCAAGTTCAAGAACAATCATATAACCCAAAAACAAAAAAAACTATAAAAAAAATACAAGAGTTTAGGTTCTTCGCCTAGCATAAAAAGAATGAAAAATTGGCTAGGATATTAATGGATAACTTAATAGCATCACCTACACAAATGGCATACAAGCTAAGAGACTTAGAAAATCAAGTAGCTGAGTTGCAAGAAGAAATAAAAAAACTAAAGGAATCAAATGGCAAAAAAACCAAGAAAGATAAGTGACGATGAACTGTCGGCACAATTAGATTCAGAGATTCAAGGAGCAACTGGGTACGCAAATACTGAGCTATCTAATCAAAGAGAAGAAGCTATGCAGTATTATTTGGGTGAACCATTTGGTAATGAGATAGATGGTCGTTCTGAAATTGTAACTACTGATGTCAGAGATACAGTTGAATACATTATGCCATCATTGATGCGTATATTTACTACTCACAACAACATAGCTGAATTCGAGCCACAAGGTCCAGAAGACGAAGAGATAGCACAACAAGCTACTGACTACTGCAACTATGTATTTAATCGCCAAAATAACGGGTTTAAGGTCCTCTATGATGCCTTTAAAGATGCACTTATAAGCAAGACTGGAATAATTAAACATTACTGGGAGCAAAAAGAAGACATCCATACAGAGACTTATACCAATCTAACTGAAATAGAATATCAATCTATACTAGCAAATGATGATTATGAAGTTATAGAACATACAGAGACGGTAGTTCAGAAAGCAGTTGTTGATGATTTCGGTACATTGATTAGTCCTGAAGTAATAGAGCATGATGTTAAAGCTAAATGCTACAAAGGATATGGACAGGTTAGAGTAGTATCTGTACCACCTGAAGAATTTTTAGTTTCACGTAGAGCAACATCATTAGAAGATGCAGACTTTGTTTGTCATAGGGTTAAGAAATCTGTAAGTGATTTAATCAAAGAGGGTTATGACCCAAACATTGTAAATGATTTGCCAGGATACGCACAATCAGAAGCAGAATTAAACGAAGAAAGATTAGCACGATTTAGCTATGATGATGATTCCGTCCCACCATCCGAGGGTAAAGGGGCAAACAAAAAGGTTTGGATAGACGAATGTTACATAAAAATTGACTATGATGGAGATGGTGTAGCAGAACTTAGAAAGATTACTAAAGGTGGACAATACATCTTAGATAACGAAGAAATCGACATGATTCCTTTCTCAGCTATCTGTCCTATGCCTATACCACATAAGTTTTATGGCATGTCTATTGCTGATACTGTCAAAGATATTCAACTAATTAAATCAACAATCATGCGTAACCTATTGGATAATATGTATTTAACCAATAACGCAAGATATGCTGTACTTGCAGGACAAGTAGAACTAGATGATTTACTTACATCACGTCCAGGTGGGATTGTAAGAATGAGAAGTCCTAATGCTGTAACAGCGCTACCTACTCCACAAATTCAACCATATGCATTTCAAATGGTTCAATACCTTGATAACATCAGAGAAGAAAGAAGTGGTGTATCTAAGATGACACAAGGACTAAACCCTGATGTATTAACTTCTCACGTAACATCAGGTGCAGTTTCAGCAGCAACAGAGTCTGCAATGCAACGTGTAGAGTTAATAGCTCGTATATTTGCAGAGACAGGTATCAAAGATTTATTTAGAAACATATATGCTTTAGTACAGAAGTACGAAGATAGAAAGAAAATGTTTTATCTCAATAGTAAGTTTATACCGATTGATGTATCAAGATGGAAAGATAAACTAAATTGTGTAGTTAATGTTGGTGTTGGTAGTGGTAGTCAACAAAGTAAAATGACAACAATGTCATCAATTATGCAGATACTAGGAACATTAGTACAACAAGGTGGTATGGGTACATTAGTTACACCTAAGAACTTATACAATGCTATTAGTGAATATATAGCACAATCAGGATATAAAAACACAGACCAGTTTATATCTAATCCTGAAATGATGCCACCTAAACAACCACCACAACCTACAGTAGATGAACAGGTTAATATGCAAAAAGGTCAGATTGAATTACAAAAATTACAATTACAAGCTGCTGAATTAGAATTAGATACTAAGTTGAAACAACAAGAACTTGAATTGAAGAAACGTGAAGCTCAAGTTAACTTCATGATTAAACAACAAGACTTACAACTTAAACAACAAAAATTAGAACAAGGTGAAATGGAAATTGCACTAGAAGCTACACAACAAAGACCTGTGAAGATAGGAGATGATTAATGTCTTTTCCAAAATATAAAGGACATGGCAAGTCTGACAGAGCAAAATTAATTTCAAATAAAATAAAACAACTCAAGGATGAGGGATACAAACAAGACCAAGCAGTAGCTATTGCTCTTGACAAGTATCGCAAAAAGGCAAGGTTACCATTAGCATGAGCAACAAGAATATTGAAACAGAAATAGAATTACTTAAACAAGATATACACATCATCAAGACGAATCATCTTGCACACATAGAAGCAGATATGCGTGATGTAAAAGTTGAAGTTAAAGAAATTAAAACTGAAATGTTTAGATTTAAATATATAGCTTATGGAGCTATAGTTGTTTTTGTTTTAATGAGTGATAAATTTAACGACATATTGAGGTTACTATAATGAAATGTCCTAAAACTGGTAAACAATGTAAGACCTGCAAAGGTAAATGTAAGAAGATGAAAGGAACTAAAAAGAAATACTAATGGCTAAGTTATGCGCTAAAGGCAAAGCTGCTGCCAAAAGAAAGTTTAAAGTTTATCCAAGTGCTTATGCCAATATGTATGCATCAGGTGTTTGTTCAGGAAGAATAAAACCTAAAGCATCTTCTAAAGGAAAACGTAATGGCAAAAAAAGGGCTTAAAGAATGGGTAAAAGAAAAATGGGTAGATATTGGCGCACCTAAAAAGAATGGTAAATATCAACCCTGTGGTAGGTCAAAGGGTAGTAAAAGAAAATATCCTAAGTGCGTACCATTAGCTAAAGCAAAAACTATGTCTGCATCAGAGAAAGCATCTGCTGTTTCTAGAAAACGTTCTAAAACACAAGGTGTAGGAGGTAAACCAACCTATGTCTCAACGTTCAAAAAAAGACGAGGGAAAGCATAGAAGCGAATATTATTCAAATAGATATGACCATTACATAAATATAGGTTATACTAATGGGGAATCTTCTAGGTTAGCTCATGTTGATTTAGCAAAAGAATTTAAACAAAAGAATCCAACAGTAGATAAATTAAAACAGATTTGAAAAAAGAAGAACTAGAAAAATTTATGTTACAAAACCGACTTTCTGTCGAGGAATTTCATCGTAAGATAGGACATAGTCCTAATGATATACGCAAGTTTCTCAAAGGCACAAAGAAAGTTCCTGACCATTTTAGTCAGGAATATTTAGAAAAAACACTCCAACAGTAATTAACTAGACCCACACAAACAGATAGACTCAAAATG